GTCAATAATCTTTTGGTGTGCGTGGATACCTGTAATTGCTGATCCTGTTGATGTCGTGTATCGCTCTCCTTTTAAGCCATTTTTAAAATGGGTTTTCCCGCCAGATGATTCTTCTACCAGATGAGGAAAAAGCCTTTTAAACTTATCGGACTTGTAGATGTTGTAACTCTTTTCTGCAATGTCTTCTGCCGGCGTTGAAGCGTACGATCCGCAAATGAAACGCTGAGTAGCATCAATAGTCCAACACCATATCGGGTACATTTCGGAAATAATCGTTGATTTTGAGCTACCAGGAGGGACGTTGATCAGATAATAGTCGTATTCCTTTGGCTCTCTTCTCGCCACCCGCATTCCAATCTCCTGTAGTTCATTACACAGGTATTCGATATGCCAGTTCCATACAGGTTCTTCCGCAATGATTGTGTCCCAGAAGTATTTTACAAACTGGTAAAACGACTTCTGAGTGATTGCTGACCACAGCGATTCGTAGGTCAGATTATCCTTTAACTTCTGTATCGTCGACGTGTCTTGCAAGTTCAAGTAATGTTTCTAGTGGCACATTTGAAAGGTTGATTTTAGCTCCTTTGTTCAGGCTCTCCCCATCGGTGGTATGATCGATCTTCTCGCCGTATTTCTTCGGCTTCAACTTAGAGGCTATCCATTTCCGAGCTTCAACCCTCAATTTGCTTCTGGATGTCCATTCTTTATTTTCAACGGTGTACTCCTGATCCCCCTTCGTAATTGTCATAAAGTCATTAGTCCCATCATCGGATATCTCAAGGATCTCTTCTGCCAGAAAATCCGCCTGCTCTTCCTTCGCGCGCGCGTATTGGTTAAGAAAGTCTTCGTTACTCCTTAGCCACGTCATCACCGTAACTACGCTTGGCATGTCTTCGGGTGAGCATATTGTTTTGAGGGACTTTGAAGTAGTGGCAATTTCCGCGCAGATTCTGTCTGCGATTTCCTGAGTGAATGAACTGGGACGGCCGATCTTCTTTGGTTGCCGCTTCGCCTCCGGCAGCTTTTTCTTTAGGGCTTTTGCGGGTTGGCTCTTCTTGGATGTATTTTTCTTATTCGCTGCCATTGGTTAGCTTTTCAATGATTGAATTCACGTTTTCTGCAAAATCTTCGTAGGATTTTTCCCACAAGACTACCTCCCTGATGTATTCTGAAATCTTATTTTTTTTAACCTGCAGCAGGTTTGAAAGGCTTTTTGATAACCCTACACGGTCAAGTATAAGATCATCTGCTGGCTGCTGGAATAATTGCGGGGCATAGATGTGGAGAATTACGGCAACGAAAGTTCTTCTAACGTTGACTAAGCTGGATTTGTGAACGGGCCCTATGAATTCCTGCGGTCGGATATCCAGAACCTTGCAGTAATTGATGAAATACCCGGGTATTTTAGAGTAGTCCGTTTCGGTGGGCTCTATTTTCGGAAGATATTGAGATATCAGTTTGTGGGCTATCTCGGGTTCTTTTTGAATAAATAACTTCCCCAAATAAGCATAATGCTTTCTGGTGAAAGGCGCTGTGGCTGATAGCATTTAGATTTGAAGATGGTGGAATACGAAAATAACATCTGTAACCCGCCTCTTCTGAAGTAGTTGCCAACGTTTTTAGTAATCTAGCCCGAGGATGGCGTTTACTGCTTTGCGTTGAAACCATGAAAGCTTCAGATAACGGGAATACACTTCGTCCGGAGAAACCTTTGGTTCAAAATAGTTCGGGTCTGATATGAATTGTTGCAGGTCCTTAATGTGATAAGCCCTCGCTATTTTAACAAGGGTACCATGAGGAGGTTCTGCCCTGTCTTCTTCATATGATCCGAGAACAGACCTTTTTATGCCAATGGCGCTGGCAGCTCCTTCCTGAGACCAGCCTTTCAGTTTACGTGCTTTCACAAGGTTCTGAGAGAATATTGATTTTTCTGACATAGTTCAGATTTTTAAAGTTTTATCAGGCAACTTTCAATCCTGTATACTTTTCAATTCTTGCTTTTACAGCCTGCATTAATACTTCCTGGTTATTGTCTTTCAGGTCAATTGCCTTCAGCATATCCTCATCCATGGTGTTTTTTGAAATTAACCGGTTGTTGATCACGTTATGCTGTTGACCCTGACGGTCAAACCTGGTAACTCCCTGCTTGTATAACTCAAGGCTCCAATTAGGAAGCGAGAACCACGCAAGGTTATGACCTCCGGCCTGAAGGTTCAAGCCGTGGCCAGCACTGGCAGGATGCGCCAGCATGAAAGGAACTGCACCTCGGTTCCAGTCGTAGATATCTGCGGATCCTTTCAACTCTCTCGGGTTGTATTTCCGAAGATGCTTTTTGATCCTCTCTAAATCGTGTTTGTAGGAATAAAACACGAAGAACGGTTTGCCGTTTGCCACATCAAGTAATTCATCCAGTTCATCGATCTTCTCGTTATGTACCTCGTAATAACTGCGGTCTGCGGTGTATACCGCACCGTTAGCAAACTGCAACAACTTGTTCGTTAGTGCTGCAGCATTCACAGCAGATATCTCCTCGAGGTCCTCCAAAGCAAGGATCTGTTCCCGCTCAAAGTCATCGTACTGTTGCTGGATCCTGAAAGGAAGTTTTACATCGATATTCCGGTCGATCCGTTCAGGCAGCTGCAACCAATCTTCCGTCTTCATGCTTATGCAGATATCGCCAATCTTGTCATAGATCTCCTTTTCAAAAAAGTCATTACCCATCAGGTCATCACCATTACGCAGGTTATAGTCATACACGATATTTCCGTTTCGGTTGCCCGCTGTAAAGTATCTTTCTCTAAAACCTGTGATAGTTTTACCTAATCGTTCGCCCTGGTCAAGCAAATAGATCTGCGGCCACAAATCCAACAAGCCGTTAGGAACCGGTGTTCCTGTAAGGATCACTACACGATCGATCTTTGGCCGGATCTGCCTCAACGCTTTGAATCTTGCTGCTTTAGGAGATTTGAATTTTGATGATTCATCGATCACCAGCGTGTCAAACGGGAACGCGCCCCCGTACTGCGCTACCAACCAAACTACATTTTCACAATTGATTACGTAGATATCGGCTTTTGCTTTCAGTGCTTCCTTGCGTTGTTTCTCTGTGCCCAGGACTTTTGAAATTTTCAAATGCGTCAGGTGATCCCACTTCTGCGACTCAGTTGTCCAGACTTCATCAGCAACCCGCTTCGGTGCGATCACAAGCACTTTACTGATTTGGCACATGTTAAACATCAATTCATCAATAGCGGTGAGAACGGTAACGGTTTTGCCTAAGCCCATTTCCATAAGCAGGCCGCTGGCTCTATGTTCGATCACATGCTTTATTCCGTGTTCCTGGTATACGTGTGGTTCGAATTTCATTTTCTGATCTTGTTTAAAAATTCATCTAGTTTTTCATCTGTATCAAGTACATCAACTTCAAACCCTAATTTTTCGAATAACCTTTTTACAACTGCCTGTCGCACTCCTAGTTTTTTCCCGGTTGATTTCATCTCGGCCCAAAAGAACTTTCGACCTGGCATCAGTACCAATCTATCCGGCAAACCTCTGAACCACGGCGAAGCAATTTTAATTGCCAATCCGCCTGATTTCTCAACTTCCCTTTTGAGTCTTCGCTCTCTTCGTTTTTCATCTGCCATGATTCAAACTTTAGGGGTGTTCCACCGTTCCACTTCTTTTAAACACTTTACGCGTGTAGGCGTGCGTGAGCGTACACGCACCCGTTTTTCTCTCTATTCTCTCTGTTTTAATTTTATTATTATTTCTGTGGAACACTTGGAACACTTTTGTTTTTAATTGATTTTTAGTTTTTTAAGTGTGTCTAAGGCCGTACCGACGTTGGAACACTTGGAACACTTATAAATTTTTAGGTGTTCCAGTGTTCCACCTGTGTCACACCTCCGACACACTGTCTTTTTCAAAATCTTGCATGATTTCTTTCGGTATATCAACACGCATATAACCTCTGCGCTGGGGGCCATAAACACCGTAGCGTTTGCGATCCAAAACCTCTTCCCATTCATCGAGATTGCGCATGATATTTCTTATCACGTTAGCGCTTTTTTCGTCAATGCTGTCGTTCCTGCGAAGACCTATTTCCCAGATTTCCTGCACGCAAACACGGGTTCTATAAATCGTTCCCTCTGGCTGAAGTTCATCTTCAGTATGGATAAAAGCAATTCGATCATACTTGCTCATGTGGCTCCAATTCTCAGGAAGTTGACGATCTAAAAACTGATGAATTAAGCCGGTCCACGGATGTTCTTCAGTGTGCAGGCGCTGAACATATTTCGCCTGTTTTTCCAACTCTTCCGGCAGATAAAGCGACTCACGTTTTTTGTATAGGTAGTAAGCTTCCGCCCAAATTTGATCGACTTCGTCTTCGGTCAGATCACTGAACACGTTTTTAACAACTGGCTTCACGTCAATCTGCACCGGCCAGAATCTTCTATTACCGGTCTGTCCTTTCAGGAAATCGCTTTTATTTGTTGTTGCTACGAATACACATTGACGTGGGAAATTCTCAACCCTGCGTCCGTACGCTTGCCTGTAGCGATCTTCCTGCGCAGATATAAAACCTTTCACTCTCTCAACTTCTGCTTTCGCCATTCCCGCTAGTTCTCCAATCTCGATGAACCAAACACCGCGTATCTGTTCATAGGCTTCTTTGCCTTGCAGCATGTGCAGGTTGAATGTATCAGTGAACCATTGCCTTCCCAACGCTTTTAAAAGAGAGCTTTTGCGCTTTCCTTCCTCACCTACCAGCGTAAGAACATTGTCGAACTTTACGCCTGGTTGAAACACACGGGCTACTGCAGCAATTAATGTTTTACGAATGATGGCACGAGTGTATTCCGAATCCTCAGCACCCATATAGTCAACCAGCAGTGAATCAACCCGGTCCTCGCCGTCCCAATCCAAACCATTGAGGTAATTTCTTACCGGGTGATAGGTGTGTCTGGCGTAGATAACACTCATTGCTTTTTCCAACTTCGCAGTAGAGATGTCGTACGTCTTTTCGATGTGAGCTTCTATATTGTGATCATCGATATCAGTAATAAACCTTGATGAATTATCAACTTTACGCCATGGAAGATGTCTGCGGAAAACAGGCCGTTGTTCAAATTCATCGTAAGCAATATTGCTTTTGAATATCGGGTCGTTCTCCAGGATAAGAACAAGATTGTTGATCGTAGGATAATAATTTCCTTTTTTGTCAACGTCCATTTTACTTAACCAGGTATCATCTACAACCTCGGGCATTTCAATTTCAATAGTGAAATCCTGCTGTGCTTCACTTATTTTCTCAGAACCGATTTGATGACGGACCTTTTCATCCTTAACAGCAAATTCCTGCATAGATAAAAACGAAGGCAGTTTATTACCTGGTGTTCCTTCCCTTACATCTTCGTCCTTTAAACCGAATTTGTGGATCCGGACAAGATCGAAAGCGTTACATAGTTTTCCAGATGTAGGATCCGTACCATGGTGTGAATAAGCGAATTTGTCATCGTAGGTAACAAGACCTGCTGAAGTGCTTCCTTCTTTGAATGTGTAGCGTCCTTCCACATCGCAGGATTCGTAAACGTCAGAGAGAAACAACTCAATCACTTCATGTATTGTATAGGTTCTGCAGAAAGCGCCAATAACACCCGGCTTATCCAAAGGATCGCCCTGCTTTTTGATTGCCTGTCCGATCACTGATCCCTCGCGTTCACTCACCGGCCATTCGCTTGAATCTGTCCAATCATGATACGTGTTCAATACTTCATCAGCATTCAGCCAATCGCCATCCTGGTAATGAAATTCAAACTCTCCATCCTTTGAAGTCGAAGGCCAATACATTAACCTTGTTGGCTGGTAGGTTGTGTGATCAAATAACTCAATACCTAACTGCCCCGCGATCCTTCGTGCGATCGCCATATACTCATCGATCATCACTTCGCGATCTAAGGGAATTATCAGACGATAACGCGGTGTTTTTATACTATGCTTGTGTGTCGAATACATTGCAGCAGCGCAGTCGTGGATCAGAATAAAATCATCCCACAGATCCTTCGTCGCAAAATCGACGTCGAGGGTAATCAGCTGGCGGTGCACGACCGATCCGTTTTTTCTCCTGCCTCCGCTAAGGTATCCACCCACAAAGCCGCCAATGTCCTTAATTTCATCCTGGCGATGCTTTTTACTGGCCAGGTATTCAGTGTACGTTTCAGCAGTTCGGTGCGTCTCAGATACCTTTTGGACAAAATCCGTCCACGACATTTGCTTGTTTTTCCAGGACGTGTCTCTTCTATGCTTACCGATCGCTATATCGAAACTTCCGTCGTGCAGGATATTTACTTTGGACATACTTTCTTTTATAAAATATTATCTTAAATCAGTTAATTTGGTACTAACGTTAACAGTTAAGCGCAAAAAAATTTAATTGAAATACCTGAGCGCCTGTTCACCTATCCATCTTCCCATAGGTACGGGAACACCGTTGCCGATCATCTTATATGCATTTCGGGAAGTTGTTTCAAAATGATAATCATCAGGCACCCCTTGAAGTCTTGCATATTCCCGAACAGTGAAAGGTCTTACGCCGTGTTTCGCGTTTCTATCCTTTACGAGACGTGTACTTAAATCTTTAGAATAGTGAGCTACGCAGGTAGGCGCCATTGCTCCCGGATCGTCAGGATCAACAATAATTGGCAGATCTCTATAACCTCCCTTTAGTCTTTTCTCAACGTAGTCAGGCAGGTCGTACTCAGGTTCTTTTTCCAGTATGTCTTTTAATCTCGGTTTGTTGTTGATCTCAGAAGGAGCTTGAATATGGAACGGCTTGCGTGTGCCGATTATGATAAGACGTTTTCGTCTTTGCGGAAGCCATAGAGCAGCATCGACCGGACAAAAAACAGTAATATAATAATCCGGTAGTTTAGTGATCGCCTCCATTACCACCTTAAATTTTCTCATACCTGGTACATTCTCCGCTACAAACATTTCAGGTCGTTCTAATGCTAAGTGCCTGAATCCATGCAGATACAATTCATCTCCGGTCCTAGCTCCATGAATGTCAGCGATGGCAGAATATTTAGTGCAAGGCCAAGTAAAAATGTGAATATCGGAGCTCGGCTGATCCAGTACTGTAGCGGACGTGATATCTTTCGTAACGATGTCATGCTGAAAATAATTTCTATTCCGTTGCATGATCCTTGTACACTCAGGATCTATCTCAATAGATTGAATAATATTGACTCCTGCCTGAACAAAACCGATTTCCATAAGTCCGGCTCCTGAGAAATAACCTTTCGCTGTCGGAACGTACATAGCTTCTTTAATTAGTTTTTTGTTGCAACAAAAAGAGTCCGAAACCGTCTGCCCCCATTAACACCAAAACCAATTAGCGTCTCCTTACAAGACGGATTTTTAGTTTTTAATTTGATTAATAGGCCGGTTCGGACTTTGTGTCTCATACAGCTTTCAGCTTTCTCACTTTTAAACGATCAATAATTTCAAGCGGCGTAAGAAGTTGGTAAGCCTCTGACAAAGCTTCCATGATCATATCATCCATGATACCAGGCGACCGGTATTCGATCGTTCCTATTTGCAGATCGAAGTCGGTTTTCTTCATTAGTACATCGTAATCGTACTTCAGTTCTTCTATCTCTTCATCCTTCTCTTTGAATTTATCGTCGAGGCCTGTTTTTAATTCCTCCATTTCATCTTTCGTTTCTTCACGTTCAGTTGCGATATTTCCTTCAATAGCTTCCAAAAACTCAAGAGCCTCTTCCTGGTTAATGTCTTCAATGATCGTATCTACTGAAAGGATCGAGCGCAGGTGCTTGATGTTTTCATCGAGTGAAAGAATTTTCTTTCCTAACGTCATGTGCGCAGCGAGTGTTTCAACTCCGGTTCTATACAAATTATCTTTTACAGTTTTCTTCTTTGGCATAACGGATCAATTTTGAATTAACATGAACTCTTTATAGATATCGTTGAATTGCTTTGCTGCATACTCCGCTAAAGAGCTATCACGGAAGCAAAGGCGGGAGCCGACAGACGAGTAGACGTAGTGGCAGTAGACGCAAAACAGACGAAAGCCAGAACCCTGCATAAAGAACCAGGGATAATGTTTTTCCTCACTATCGTCATCCCAATCAGGTATCCATCCTTCATTCAGAGCGGATGTAATTACAATCAATTTGCAGTAAGCATTTATAGAGCTGATATGCTTATCCAGGAACTGGCTGTGTGATGAATGCAGCACGTCTGCAGGATCAATCCCTAAAACTGTACAGGCGTCTTCAAACGATTTTACTTTATCTGTGATGTTCTCAGGAACAATTTTACCGAACAGCGATTCAAGCAATTGTTTGCCTTTATCATCAGCTTTTGTGAAGGCACTTAGCACTTCAGATCTGGAAGGTGTTTGTAATTCTTGCATTGTTATAGTTTTAATCTTTTTTATAGTAAAGTGTTTCGTAACTCTCTGCTTTGAGCGGTAGTCCTTTCGCCCAGGGAATTGGAGTTCCCATGATTCTGTCAACTTCTTTTGTGGATCCTTTGCCTTCCGGCATTTCCATCACAACTTCATCATGCACATGCATCACTATTTTATAACCGGTTCTGTGCAGTCTTAAAATCGCATCCGCTAGTACATCCCTTGCAACTGCCTGTACAATGTTCTCGACAAGCTTACCGCCGTAGGTCTGTTGTAAACTCCATTGCTTTGTTGTTTGATCCATTCCTTCGTAGTACAGTGACATACCTCCAAACTTGTTTGCTCTAAGCTGTGGTTTCAAATAAGAAAGCCTTCTTTTGCTGGGAAGTTCAATGAAGAGAATTCCTTTTTCCTTAATGAATCGTATGCCGTGTGAAATGGATGTTGGACCGTCAGTCATTGCGTTTAGTGCAGCATCTTCAACAGTGTTCCAGTAAGCAACGATCTTTTTATTCGCCTGGCGCCACATGGCAACAAGCTTTGGAAGTTCCTCTTCCGGAATGCGTTTTTCTTTTGGTGTTTTATTCCCGATCTCAATTCGTATGATAGCAGCAGGTCCGCCCTGGTAACCAAGTGCCAGCTCTGACATTTTTCCTTTTTGCCTGAGATCACTTCCTTTCGTTACGGATTCAATCGGCACTTTGAACATTTGCGATGCAGAGGCTTCATAGATCTTTCCATGCGTGTTAAATACATCGAGTCTCCATTTTTCACCCGATAACCAGGCGATCACTCTTGCTTCAATGGCTGCAAAGTCAGCAACGATAAAACGGTGACCTGGTGAAGCAACAAAGGCCGTGCGTACAAGCTGAGACAGCGTATCAGGAACAGAATCGAATAACAGTTCGAGCGAATCAAGATCACCGGCTCTCACCAACTGCCTTGCGATATCAAGGTCCTGCATCTCATTACGCGGAAGGTTTTGCACCTGTACCAATCTTCCTGCCCACCTGCCTGTCCTGTTAGCGCCATAGTATTGCAACAGTCCTCGAACACGGTTGTCGGGACAAATCGCTTTTGTCATGGCAACATATTTCTTCACCGAGGTTTTGGACATTTCCTGTCGCAGCTCCAAAACTCTTTTTACGGTAGGATCAGTAATTGCGTCAATGGATTCCGCTATCGATGCTTTATTTAAACTCGGCGCATCTACCCCTTCATTCAGCAACCAATCTTTTAACTGCGCAACACTATTCGGGTTAGAAAGCCCTGTTATCTCGACAGCTTCCTGCGTTAATAGTTGCTGGTGCTGGTAATCGAGTTTAATAGCGTTGTGAACAAATTCAGGATCTACAAGGATGCCAGTATCGTTAATTGTTTGATCAATATGCCAAAGAATTTTTTCAGTTGTCGGAGGTTCAAAGAATGCGATCTTACCGCGAATAGCCTGTTCCACTTCAACATCTTTTACGCAGTATGCTTTGAACTGGTTCCATTTTTCAGGATTGTGCTGCGGCAGGTTCCTGGTTCTTCCGCCATTTACTTTTGTAGGCTTGCAGGGAAGAGAGAAATATTTGATCAGCGCTTTACCTGCTGCATCTTTTTGCGCTTGCAGTTTGAGGATCTTCGCCACAGCTTCCAGAGACAACGGGAGTCCAAGCATGGTAGATTTTGCCATGGTGCACTCCCATTGATCAACAGGAAGAGACAGTTTGAAGTGTTTGCGAATACAAACACGTTCGAAATTGGCGTTGTGGGCTGTCTTTATTATACTCGGGTTAGTAAGTGCGTAAAGAATATGCGAAGGCAGTTGTTCGCCTTGTGCCAGGTCAACGATTTCAACAGGGTCGTTATTGAGAGAATAAGCAAACATCAGGATCTCGAAATCCGGTGCTTCCACGTAGCGGTATACACCCGACTTTGTAAGGTCAATTGATGAATAAGTTTCGATATCGATTCCTAGTGTTTGCATTGAATAAGTTGTTTGCCCCTGTAAAGGATTCGAACCTTTACAAGCACCATTCAGGGAATTAAACCAATACGCCTCCTATCACCTCAATGCTTGCATTACAAGTGGTGTATTGCGGTTCGTCATTGACAAAATAACCGTGTCCACTTGCAGCCAGTTTCAATACTGGTGGCTGCGTTTTGTTCATGTTTTGCTGTACCAGTCCAATCAAGTGCGGAAGAGCCGCATCATATTCCGTTTTTGAAGGCCCGGTTAAAGTTGCGCTCTGATCTTCCAAAGCCTTAACGATCTTGTCTGGATTTCCGATAAAATATGCTGACCATGACATAATATTTGCTCTGTTACCTATACACAGAAAGGTTTTATTTATCTTTCTCCGGCTTCTTTTTTAAGTGCATCCAGGTTATCAATAATGTACCTTCTTACTTCATCATGATTACAACCTTCGTTGTATAACCAAAGCAGGTATTTGGCAGGCACATCGACCATAGCTTTGCCTCTGTATTTGCCAAACGGCATTGGTGAATTATCAGTGAGCGTTTGAGTAGTCATGTTAATAAGAATAAGGTTGATAGCCTAGCGTTGCTTGAATGAAAGTGTCAGCTTTCAGGTGCTTCTTTTCATCACTATTGCACGTGCAACATTTAGAACACTCCTGACAGTTGTCGCATACTTCAGTCTTATGATGCCCGTATCGCTGACCGCAACCGGGACAAGAGATTTGTTCCTTTGGAACTCCATATTGTTTATCTATATCGTGTTTGGACATAAAAGGAGTTTTAAAAAGGGAGCAGAGTAGAAACTCACTCCCGTATTATGAGAACATTGTTTAAATCAGATCATCATCTTTCTCGGCAACCGCTTCGAAATCATCTTCTGCTCTGCTGCGTCCTCCGAGAGGTTCACCGTCAGCAAGCTTCTGAATATTGTTCAGGCCTGCACCGATGCCTTTGTTTCCGTTTTTGTTGAACGGATAAAGATTGATGGATGCACGAACGTAACAGCCGCTGTACAGATCCGCTTGATCCAGAATAGGATTCATATCCTTGTCGACAAGACCAGGCTTTTGTTTACACTTCACGTTAATGAAGTAGTGACCTTCATACGTTTCATCACCTTCTTTCTCTGTGTCGCCATCGCGAAGAGGAAGTTTCAGGTTGGCAGTCTTGCCGCCGAATACTTTTGTTTTCCCGTTCTCAATAGCGTTTTTCTCAGCGGCTTTGATCTTGTTAATCGTCACCTTGTCCGATTTCGGGATCAATAGAGCGCAGGAATAAAACTTCTGTCCGCCATCTTCCATTGATGTAGGTTCGAACAGGTGTGCGTAACTCAGTCTGCATTTGCCGGTTACGACTTTGGTTGATTGTTCTTTTACTTCAGCCATTTTTCTAATTTTTAAATGTTTACGATTTATATTTCTGTTTCGACGTAAGCTTCTTCAAAGTCCTTGCGTGCAGCGTCCACACTATTCAATTCCTCACGCTTATCACTAAGCGGCGCAAGTGTTGGTTTGCCTTGTGGTTTGATAATTAGATCGGACAACACGAGAGAAAATTCTTTCTTGCCGATCGCTTTCTCCATTGCGGTAATACCAAGCAATTCACGTTTGTAAATGAGGTCTTCAGCAAAACCTTTTTCAACCAGGCGTTGAGCGACTGCAGTATCATCGGAATAAGTCCTGTTGCTTCTGCCTTCCACCAGCTTAAAGCCTGGCCACTTCTTACCATTCAACACGGACTCACTCAATGCGTATTCATTCACACTTTTTAGCCAGCTGGTGAAGTTTGCAGACCTTGCAAGAATGTCCGCGATCTCTTCATCCGTTAATAATTCAGGAGTAGCAAAATCGTGACGTGCGATCTCGAGATTGTAATCAGCATTTGCCTTGCAAACTGCTTTTGCTTTACAGAACTGGCAGTGTGTACCTGGTTCAAATTCACCTTCACCAGCAAAGGCGAGAGCTGCTTTAGGTTTTAATTCTAATTCTGCCCAGGTGAGTAGATCATCAACTGATATTTCAAACGTTGAGAAGTTATCGATACGTGGTTGAAAGATCGTCATGCGAACAGTATCGATATCGTAAGCGAAGATGAATTCCTTCAAAGCGCCTAATGCATATAGCATCATTTGCTTATTGTTTTCTGCTGATACAAGCACGCCCTTGCCGTACTTCAGATCAATGATCTCCATCGTACCGTCAGCAATGATTACGCAGTCACCAGTACCAAAACCTTCAGGCACATACTCGGTAAGGTTTAACTTATGTTCGAGGTAGATCACTGCATCCCTGGTATGTGACTGTGCTTCGTAAAAGCGTTCCAGGACAAACACAGAATAAGATTCTGCATGTTCCTGCATTGCTGTGTCGAACAATTCATTCGCTTCGATCTTTTTCAGGTCCCGCTGGTAAACCTGTTTACTGATCCGCTTTAGTTTATGTTTCAGGATTAGTTCACCAAGCGAGTGCGCAAGTGTGCCTTCCTCTGCAACCTTTCCCGCTTTGTCGGGGAACTGTTGTTCGAGTCTTGCCGAAGGCGTACACGATAACCAGCGATGCGCACCCGAAGGTGAAAGAATAGCGTGTGCACTCATGTTAAGCAGCTTTAATTTTATCGTATACTTCTTTGAATTGGTCCGGCTTAAACTCGCTGAGTTTTTTCACACCGTATTCGTCGAGAATTGCTTTCACCTTTTCCTGTTTACCCGCGTCTTTCTTTTCCAGGTATAGCTGGCGGATATCAGTAAAAGAAATCTCCTGAGCCGTTTCCTGTGCTGTTGCTTCCGGTGCCGCAGCTTGTGCAGGAGGTGTTTCTTTTACCTCTTCTTTTACAGGCTCTGTTTTTTGTGCTTTAGATGCCTTCGCAGGGGAAGCAGTCATTTCTTTAACGGGTGCCTGCTGGCCACCGGAAAAGCCTTTCAATAATTCGATCACGGCCGGATCGAGAGTGATCGTGTGTCTAACTAAGATTTCCATGATTCTGATTTTTGATTTATGATTTTGTTTAAAAGGTTTTTACTGTTGCAGTGCTTCGCCCAGCCATAGTAGGAAACAACGGACTGCATTCTCGGCGCTTTAGCTACCATGCGGGCAAAACGTTTCTTAATGCTTTTACGCAGCAGTGTGTGCGTGTGATAAAACTTATAGCCTACGAAGTCGATACCTCTTGCATGAACCGGAAACACCTGGTAGTTTTCTTTTACAGTTAGTTTTAACCTGGTTGATAAATAGATTCTGATCTCGGTAAGCAATTCATGCAGATGTTCTTTGTTATCGGAAAGGATCACGATATCATCTGCGTATCTGAAGTAATAACGGACTTGCATTGTTTCTTTGATCCAGTGATCAAACCAGGTGAGGTAATAGTTAGCAAGGAACTGAGACAGATAATTTCCTATCGGTAATCCTTCTGCGCTATCGATCACTTCATCCAGTAACCAAAGAAGATCTTCGTCTTTGAATTTTCTGCGAAGCAGGTTTTTAAGGATAGTGTGATCAACAGAAGGATAGAACTTTTTGATATCAAGCTTCAAACAATATTTCGTTGCTGCTTCATCGTTCAAAGCCTTTCTAAGATTTCTTGCAGCCTTGTGGATGCCTCTTTTTTTAATACAACTGTAAGTATCAGCTGTGAATGTTTTAACGAACACCGGTTCGATGATATTCATCACGGCATGATGCAGGATGCGATCAGGGTAATAAGGAAGACGGAAGATCTCTCGCTCTTTCGGCTCGTAAATTTTAAACGTTGTGTACGGAGAGGTCTTGTAGGTTTTATTCTTTAGCGACTCATGAAGCGCTAGTAAATTCTCCTGCCAATTGCTTCTGTGTTGAATTACTCCGTACTGGCCAGACTTGCGCTTTGATGCTTTCAAGTCTGCCAGTTGGAGATTTTCCAGTGTGATAATCCGTCCGTATATATTGCTGATCCGTTTCATTCTTTGCTTCAATTGAGTCGCGTTCCTTTGCAGTACCGGCGCCTCGTTTCTTATGTTTATTTTTTACCTTGTTGGTAGGGTCTGTACTTTCAAAAATTTTGCAATTGCGGGAGCTGACATTCGAGTTGTTGTAGTTGTAGTTGACGTTATTCAGACGAAAGCCAGAACTAAAGAGGCTCGAACTTCGCTACGTGTTAGTACACAACCTTAATATGATTCCATCCACGGTTCGGTTGTTTTGAACCAGATGATAAAGCGTCTTATCAGGCGTTTGATCTTTCTCACAACAGCATGAACTCTTTGTATAACTTTTTTATCTGTGGTTGTTTCACTGCCCACTCAGCTAACTCCCTACTCCGGAAGCAAAGGCGGGAGCCGACATTCGAGCAGTCGTAGCCGTAGCTGACGCAAAACAGACGAAAGCCAGAACGGTTATCGCTATCTTTATTCAAATCCCACCAGCCGTAATATTTTGGTTGATTCGTGTCCTGCCAATTTGGTTTCCAGTCCCCGTTCAAAGCCTGGACAATGATCATCAGTTTTCCTATTGCGATGAGTGCTTTTGCATGCTGCTTTGGAAAGCCAACAACTTTAGGAGTTGCCTTCGCAGGATCCAGTTTGAGCGCCTTACATGCGGCCTCGAATGTTTTGATTTTTGGTTGTGACATTGTAGATGATTATGCAGTGAAGAATTGTTTATACAGGTCGAAGAATTGTGCAGCTGCGTATTCCGCTACTTCCCTTTTTTGGAAGCAAAGGCGGGAGCCGACATTCGAGTGGCCGTAGAGGTAGCGGACGTCAACCAGACGAAAGCCAGGTTTATTCATGTAAAACCAAGGGTAATACTTAGGTTCGTTAGAATTATTCCAATCCGGTGTCCATCCTTCGTTCAATGCCTTTATGATCACTTTTAGTTTACGATAGGCAATTTCATCTTCACTCATTTCATCATACCCAATTATTTCTGAACTGATGCCTAACACTTCACACGCATCACCGTAGGTTTTAACGCGATCAGTAATTTTTTGTTGAAAGAATTTTTCACCGAATGTATCGTGAAGCATAGCCTTGAATTCTGATGAAGCAGTAGAGTAAAGCTTCAAGGCATTCTTTTCGTCAATCTGTAAATTTTTCATCTTGTATATTTGTACTATCGCTTGAATAAATTTTGTTTAGGTGAAAAAGCCCGGTTTCCTCCACGTTGCCGGGCTTTTAATTTTACTCTCCTTCACTTTCCGTTTCTTCTTCTGTGCTTTCTGTTGGTACCGATGGATCGATGTCATCCGGACGATTGAAATGTTTGTTCATGTTTCTTGTTTTTGAATTATGAATAAAAAAGGATCTCTATTTTTCGATGAGCATCTGGCTCAGTTCAGAAACCTCCTTCAACCTTCTCTCATTAGCACTGTAGTAAACGAACCTTCCTTCCCTGGTTGTTTTTACAAATCCCTGCTTTCTCAGGATGGCCAGATGCGAAGAGGCTACTGATTGTTCCAGGCCTAAATCTTTATACAGTTGGGTAACACAAACCTTCCCATGTCTGAGCAAGTATCCATAGATCTCCCTACGGAGCTTGTGGTTGATGGCTCTGAGCACTTGTGAGGCTTCCTTGATTTGGGTTATCTGTATTTGCATAAAATGTTTTTTTAAAAGAGGCCAACGTGGAAACATCGGCCGTTGATTTGGTTAGGACATTTCACATCCTATCTAACGATTGCTAGTATGAAAAAGAACTTGATTTCAATTGATGCCGGAAGTAGAAACAACCGGCCGATATGTTTAACAACAATTCGAGAGCGATTCAACCAGGCTAACGGCTTCCTCACCTATTGCTTTCACTAATTCTTTCCTTGCATCCCGTGCCTGATCTTTTAATTCAGTAATCAACTTTTTGAAACCTCCCACGTTTCTACCGGATAATCCTTCTCGGATGGAATATCCGATTGCTGTATCATGGTCGGTTTGCGATAGTATTTTATAGAGTCGTTGATATTTATCGTTGTTGGTTTATTTTACTTGTA